CCCGATAAGGATGCTAAATTGCGGATCTTCTTTCAACCTCTTTTAGATTTGGGACTTATTTATGCAACTCCATTTGTGGAAAAATCCCTTGGAGAAGAGATTACTGTATTTCCGGGCGGCCTCAAGAGAGACCTTATGGATGCTTGTGAAATAGCAGATCGAATGAAAATGAAACCAAGATCGACGGAAGAATATGAATCAGAAGAAATTAAAAAAGAAAGACGAAGACACATCACTTCAAGAGCAGGATATTGAATGGACTACCCACTGCCCCCCTCCAGAGAAGGGTTATCATGTTGAAATAAGAAGTGATGATAAATTAATTCATTTCCGTGGATCAATAGATCCTCGGTTTTATCTAGGGAAATCCGAGAACCAAATTTGGTCGGCATTTTATAAAATGGCACGGGAAACCGTAAAAGCGTATGAAAAGGAAAACAAATGAGTGATGAAATAACTTTTGAAGTAGATGAAGGGGAAACTTTACAAACCCCCTCATTGGGAATATTTGAATCGGATGAAAACGAAAGGGCATTAATAGATTATATCTCCAGAGAATTAGAAGAAGCGGCATCAGACTCGGGACGGACTGTGCGGATGGAAAGGAATAAAAAAATCCTTAGGCAAAGATTGGCCCAACCAGAATCAGAATCAAAGGATTATCCGTGGGCCGATGCTTCAAATGTGTCAACCCCATTGGCTCTTCAGAAAACTAATGTAGTTGCGACTAAACTTTTATCTTCTTTTATGAGCAAGAAACCTTTATTCGTGTACACGTCTTATGATCCTAAGTATAAGGGTAATGCAGAAGCAATTACACGGCACATTCAGAAGCAAGTAGAATCTCCGTACGGTATAAATCTTTATCGGAAACTTTGGGAAATTATTTATAATGCAGTATCTCTTGGTTCAGAATTTGTAAAAGTTCCGTTTACTGTAGATCAAATGAAGTTTAATAGACTTTCAGATGATGGGCTTGCCGAAACTGTAGATCGAGTAACAAGAGCTACTCCTGATGTAATTCCACTTGAATTTGAAGATTTTTTAACACGTTATCAGTGGTCAGACATTCAACGTGCTCCTTGGATTGCTATACGACATGTTCTTCATTCACATGAAATTCGTCAAATGGAAATGCAGGGATTCTTTTCAAATGTAGAATTGATTCTCCAGAAACCTTCAACCTTAGATGAGCACAAAGTAGAAGCTCTCAAAAATATGGGAGTAGAAGAGACGGGGGCACAGGATTCTCAGAATTACCCTTACGAGATTTTTGAATGTTATGTCAGATGGGATGCTGATGGTGATGGTTTTGATGAAGACATTATAATCTATATTGAAAAAACTTCAAAGACAATTTTAAGAGCGGAGTATAATGATCTTGGTCTTCGACCTGTTATGCGTCTTCCCTATATTCCTATTCCCGGGCAGCTTTATGGTCTCGGGGTTGGAGATATTGTTTTATCTCTTCAAGATGAAGCAGATACATTGCATAATATGAGAATTGATTCGACTCACTTGTCTATTATGCCTTTTGTAATTTCTTCTGAAAGTTCTTCATTCGGCCAGAGTATGGAATTATTTCCCGGAAAGTGGTTTAAAACTGCTGTTCCCAAGGAAGACATAATTATTCATAAATTTCCCGGGGTTGGTCCGGAAGCTATGGCCGCAGAAAGTCAAGTTCAGCAATTGGCAGACGATGCCACAGGAGCTTCTCAAGCTTTATCTGGGCAGGACGTTGGAGGTTACAATAGGATTGGAGCTACAGGAACTCAGTTTTTAGCTTCGCAGTCAAATGGGTATCTTGATACAATCGCGACTCAAATGGGATTTGCACTTGGTGAACTTGGACTGATGATTCTGTATCAGAATGTTAAAAATTCAGAACTTTTGGATCTTAAAATGCTTTCTGAATCTGATCAGTTAAAAGTGAAAGAAGTTTATTCAATGAACGTAGAGGATATTCCCGGAACTTTTCAGTTCACAACTAAAGTTTCCGCAATTGCAGATTCACGAGGAGCTAAACAGCAAGAAGCCATGCAGGTATTCCAGATCTATAATGGATACTTGGATAAGATTATTCAATTGGGAGCATCCAGAGCAAATCCTGAATTCCAGGGTTCACCTCAAGTTATGGAAGCACTCGATACTGGTTATGTTGGATTAACACAGATAATGAAGGATGTTCTCAGAAATTATGATGAAGAAAATATTGGGGACTATTTACCGTTCGTGAAGGATCTGGAACTTCAGCTCCGAGGAATGGACACGATGAGAGAACAACAGGTGGAACAAGTTGAAACAGGAATTAGTGAACAAGAAGCAGGAGTACCTCAGCCGAGTAGCCCCACAGACAACACAGGCGGAACGGGAGGCACTGATAACTTTGAAGGAGCGGGAGCCGGAGGCGATCAGGGGACTCCAGAAAGTGCTGGAAGCAACGGCGGAGAGAATTACCAATCAATTTAGAAATCTTCGAGAAATTGGAGATATTCAAAGAATTCAAGGGAAACTTATCGCAATAGATGAAATTTCCACACTATTAGAAGAACTCATGGAGGAAATGAATGAGTAAAGAAACAGAAGGACAGAGTGTTCCGGAAATAGAAGAAGAAGGATATGAACTGATCGTAGATGAAGGTGAAGAATCAGAGAACGCAGATCCAACATTGGAACTCGAAGCTAGAAACACTGAGTTACAAGCTCAGATAGATGCTCTAAAGAGTCAAAATACAGCTCCGACAGCAGATGTTGGATTTGCCGCTCTCGCTGACGAATTGAAGAAAATAGGGGGAAAACCTACTGAAGCCACTGCCCCCCTTGAGAAGGGTCCAGATTTTAATGAGATTATAAAAGAATCTAGAGATTCATTTTACAAAGATCCTATGTCTGCGGTTCTCAATGTTCTTCAGCCAGCTTTAGTAGAAGTTAAAGCAGATTCGGACGCGAAAATTTCTAAGCAGGCTCTTCAGATTTCAAAGTTAACTTTGCTTAATACTCCGGGAGATCGGGAATTATATTCCAAATACAAAGACGAAATTGAAGAGAAGGTAGCTTTACTGCCCCCCTCAGAAGAGACGTATCAGAAAATTCTTAGGGAAGTAAAGACAGATCACTTGGATGATCTTATTGCAGAAAAAGCCGCAGAGTTAAATGCTCAAGTAATTGAGAAAGCAGAAGCGGCAGTAAGTCAGCAAGCAGGAGTTCCTACAGATCTTTCGAGTTTGCCGAAAAAGCCAGCAAAAATGCAAGTACGTATTCCAGCGGCTAAGGTGAAACAAATGGAGCAGTGGGCACTTGTAAAAGGTTACGATTGGAATGATACTGGGGATCGTGATTGGGTAATAAAATATTGGAAAGAGCAGGGAGCAATTTAATGCCAGAATTAGAAACAGTAAATAAAAGATCTACAGGTAAGAAGTTGCCTATAAAAGTTGTTAGTAAGCTTGACACATCGGTAGTTAATGTGGTAAAATGGGCATCAGAGGGTAGGGAACTATTTTTTGAGGATGGAGAGAACTTTCTTGAGCTTTCAACAGAAGCTTATAAAGCTCTTCCCCAACGGACAAAAACACGGTATGATGTTGCAAAAAATATTACTTTGGGTAATGATGTAATTGGAACCGTGACAAATGACATTAAGGGATTTGAATTGCCTTTTGAAGTCAGGCCAGAAAATCCAACGAGTCAGCTTGCTGTGGTGGGAACATCAGAGGAATATGATTATCATTGGTCGAGACCTGATAAGTTTGAGAAGCATTCACGTGAAGGATGGGTAGTTGATCACGATCCATCAGTTCGGACTAAGTATGATGAGTCCTGTAGTTACAAAACTGTAGGGGGGCAGAAACATCCTGAACTATTGCTTCTTAAAAGGCCAAAAACTCTTGGGGTAGAAAAAAAGCGTAAAGCTAAAGAATCCCGAGATGCACTTGTTAAACGGACACAAAATAATTTCCGTGAAAGTGCCGAATCTCTTGGTGTTAAAGCTGTTATTGATCCTAATAACGGCTAGTTCCGTCCTTCTCTTTCTTTGGGGATCAACCGATCCCCTTTTTAATTATGTGAACTATGCAAAATGCATAGGTATATATCTTGGAGGATGCACATGTTTAAGCTCGCAAAAGCTTCTGGTGTTCGTGTTCCGGATCTTGTCAATGATGTTGGAACCGCTCTCGCTCTTAGTGCTTACACTAACGGTAGTCTGGTAAATATTGATGGGACTTCTGGTCTACTCACACTCGCAGTAGCCGCAGATGCGGTAGCAGGTATCATCGTTAGTGAAGCTGGTAGTAGCTCTTACGCCGCTCCGGCAGGAGAAACTTACACTTCTACACTTAAAACGAATGATAATATCACTTTTCTTCCAGTAACAGGAACACTTCTTATTGAAGCCGACTATACTGGTACTTTCGCAGTAGCAATGACTGGGGATGAGTTTGGTCTTGGAGATGAGACTGAAATTGATCTTACTGATACTACTAATAAAGATTTCAGAGTTGTAGGCACAGTAAAAAATGCCGCTGGAGTCGTGACCAAATTGAAAGGATTTTTTGTAAATCCTGGATACTTTACTAGCTAAGGGGGAATACAATGGCTAATCCTAGTATGATTACAAGCAAGTCAATGCCTCTCCAGATGGCTAAAGAACTTGACAACATTTATCGTGTAGCTCTTGCAGAGTGGCCCGCTGAGTACTCACAGGTACTTAAAGTGCAGACCGCTCCCGCAGGACCTACTTATTATCAGGCAGAGATTTCTGGTCTCGACAAATTGCCTTCCGAAATTGCCGAAGCAGATGGCGTAAGTTACGCTGTTCCTGTTGAAGGCCATCCGATCATGCGGAATTACCGCCAGTTCGGTCTTGGATATATCATCACTGACCTTATGCTTAAAGATGAGCGTTATGGTAATATGAAGAAACTCCCCAAAGATCTTGCTAAGGCTATGAGAGTTCTGAATGATATTGAAGGTCTTCGGTTGTTTAATGAAGCTGAAGATGCTATTGCTGCTGGATCTGTTAATCAGGTTAAAGATGGCAAAGCAATGTGTGCCGCGGTTGGACATATTCTTCTGAATGATGTTATGGCTTTTGCACAGACTGGAACATACACTGCCGCTGGTCGTCTTTATAATATTCCTGAAAGTTCTGCATCTGCGGATCTTACTGAGACTACTTTCTTGGAAGCTCAGGATTATTACAAGCAGATGGTTGACGAGAATGGTTTCCCGATGGCTCTTAAACCTGACAAATTGATTGTGAATTATAGCGACAGTTATGTTGCTCATAGACTTCACACTCAGCAGTTTGGTGGTTCTGTAGCTGGTGGTGGCCTTGCCGCCGATCCTCAGGGAACTTCAACTGGTGTTGCTGAGAACGCTCACATGCTCAACTTTGCAAATCCTTCAAGTGGATTTGTTGGTGGTTGGTCTGTTATTGAGTCTCGTTTCTTGGATGACGATCGTTGGTTCTTCAATGCCTCTGGTGTTGATGAAGGTCCTGGTTTTTTCTGGAAAGATCAGCCTAAACAGAGTTCGATGACTGACTTTGATACTGATTCAATTAAGTACAAAGCTAAACAGAGATTTAATGTCTGGGCTTACGAATATCGTGGCGTTTTCGGTAATATTACTGGAAACACTCGCTCTATCGCGTAGAATAGACCACACAGAAGGCCCTCACAGATGTGGGGGCTTTTTTTATATCCGAAGGAGGTTTCTCGGATGGATATCAGAAACATGATCGTTGATCTTTGGGAAAATGCGGGAGAACCCTCGGATTTAGATCCTTGGATCGCGGCTCCTGTAAATTACGATCCACTTACTGAACTTGAGCCCACCAGCGATGGAGTTATGTATTATCTCAGACAAATATCGCTTGCTCAAATTGCATTAGCAAATTGGCGTACCCGTAGGGGAAGGCCAATAAGATTTAATAAATTTTTAACACAGACAAATATTAAGTTAGGTCGAAATGGGGAAGAATTTCCGTATACGGCCACTTATATCAATAAATTTTCAATAAGATTAGAAAATCCGGATGCTGCGATTTCTGAAGAGAAATTGAAAGATTCTAAGTTAATCATACTTGGTTCTTATACTGAAAGTGGAGAGGCAAAGGTAACTGAACAAGAAACAATGGTTGCCCGTGCTGTTTATGATGCTCTCAATGACTGGTATACTCTTTCTCTTAGGGATGAAATTACCAATGTGGCGTACAATGATGGAGTAGATCATAATTTCACATCAATTGCGGCTACTATATATTGGAATAGATTTCCAGTTACAAGAACCCCTGCCCCCCTCATGGATGGATCTGAAGCAGAATTTGATAATAATTTTAGAAATATGCTTAAAATGATGGATATGCACACAGGTTCTGAAATAGAAAGAGCAGAATCTAAAGAAAGTCTTTTTAATTATCAAATGACCACAGGAATTCCCGGAAAATGGTATAATTTGGGAGATACTATTTATTTTGATTCTTTTATGGACGAAACTAAGTGGTATACTGTCGAATATCAAAGATTACCGAACGCGGTAACTACTTTACAAGATACTTTAGACATTCCTGAGGAGTGGCATGAAGTTCTTCTACTTATTAATGAGTGGAGA